GGGTATGTCCCTTCCTTACTATTTTCCATATTTCCCCTTTTGCTTGTTTCCAATTTATCTCAATTTCTTGTTTCATTAATTTACATTTTATTTGACTCAAATATTTCTTGATTTTCTGTTTCATTTATGTATAGTATGAAAGCGTTATCAATAATGATTATAATTAACACACATTTGTCAACACACAAACTTTACAAAATCTTATCTTGACGAGAACACTTGTTTTTGATACAATATAAATAGGTATTAATGATACATAATTCGTGATGGAAGAAGGTAGACGTTATAAGAACTCAATTTGTAGAAGTCATAGAGTACGACCAATTCATCAATTTACGTAGACATTATTTACAAGAAAGCAAACTAATCAATTATTACATAACATGTGATGCAAATGTGGTAAAATATGTGTTAGTATTAGATAGAGAACAAATATCATAAAGCGAGGTAATCCAAATGGAGTTTATCATCTTAGTTGCAGTAGTCTTCACTATCTTATTCCTTTACAGTCTTCGTCCTAAATCATCCAAGAATTCACAGCAAGAACCATTATATAATGTAACCGAGACAATTACAACACGCCAATTCATGGAAACAATCGACTTAATGAGAGATAAAAACGTTATCACAACACAACAACACATTGATTACATGATTAAAATGAATGCTTTTCTAAAATAGGAGGAATTACACATGAAAATGGAAAAAGCGATTGAACAATTAAAACAAAGATGTGCGCAAATTGCCAATGAAGAAAATTATGGTGTTTTAGAGAACCTTGTCGAAGAGTTAGAAAAAGATTTAAGTCAATATTTTGTTTCTGTTTATGCAACAGAAGAAGATTAAAAGCCTGCTAAACTAGCAGGCTTTTTTCTTTATCCAATATTCATTTTCCTAAACATTTCATAAGACGTAGTTCGAATTAACTGATTGTCAAAACGTAAATATCCTTTTTTGAACGCTGATATCATTTTCACAAGATAATAGTTATTACGCCAACCAGTTGTTAACATACTATTCTCTGTTAAATCATCTGTACTCATTGCAAATACGTATTTAGAACTAGGGTCATAGTCATTACTAAGCCACATAATGCCTTGAGTCGTATCAACCCATACACCCATCGTAACACCTTTAAAAATGATACTAAAGACGTGTTTACTTTCCTTACCTCTCTTATCAATAAATAGATCGCTGTCATTTGTAAACTCATTGTCTAAACTCATATCACCATATTCAGTGCCGTCAATGAGAGAACCAAATCTTGTTTTTCGTCTCTCTGTTGAGAAGTCAACACTATTAGGAATTTCAACTAATATATTCTTATACGCATTGTAACGCTTCTCTATGTTCGGTACTAAGTCGAAGTAGATAAAGTAAGGATTGACAACAGAAACCGCATTGGAGAGACACACACATCGCACGTCTTCACGTCCACGGAAAACAGTATCCATTAAGTTTAAAAGTGCTTCTACGTCATTGGGTAAATATCCACTCTTATCTTTTTCACGTATAAACTCATCAAATATAATAGTAGATACGTTTGGGTATGCGTTTGATTTTTCGTTTTGCCATGCACTTAATGGAATAGCCCAACCGAACAACTTACCATCTATGTACATTTCTCTTCCTTTAATCTTAAATTCATGGTCAGGAAATTCAGTCATTATATCGTTAAAATAATTACTAAATTTCTTTAATTCTGTTTTGTACCGTCTCACGTAAATCATTTGCTTTCCGTGTTTTAAAAATTGTTTGATAGGATACTTTTTCCAAGCGTATGATTTACCGATACCACGTGCACCAATAACAAAATTTAAGATTCGATTGTAAGTTAGTAATTTATCAGGGCTATAATATAATGATTTATCCATGTTCCATTTCTCCTCTATTTCAGTCTAATTTGTTGACCTACTACAATTTTATTTTTATCTTTTATACTTGGATTCAATGTTAATAGTTTTGATACAGTTGTTTTATTATTGAATGCAATACGTGTTAAGTTATCACCAGTAACAACCGTGTAATACTTATAATTCGCCATTGGTACAACTAAAATTTGTCCAATTTTGATGATATTTGCATTTTTAACGGTAGTTTTGTTGGCAAATAACAGTTTAGTTAACTTTAGGTTGAACTTCTTTGCAATACTAGTTAGTGTATCACCTTTACGCACCTTATAAGTAGTACTAGTAGTCACATTAGTTGAACTTAAATACTTATCATCTTGTGCGTCATTATTGTTAGTTGAACCTGTTCCATTATTAGTTGAACCTGTTGAACCAGTATTTCCGCCACTTCCTGTTTCAGCTCCACCCGTGTTTGGTGTACCACCATTATTCATCCCGTTTTGACTGTTTGGGTCTGTATCGGGAATCGGGTCAGGTTCTGTTTCAGTAGATTCATTAGGGTCTGTTGGAACTGTTGGGTCTACTGGTGTCGGTGTTGGGTCAGGTGTTTCTGTAGGTGGTTCAGTTGGAACAGTTGTTACAGCTGTAAAATACAAATCTGCTTCTTCTGCACGTCTACGGGTTAACCCTGCGTAAACCACACCGCCCGACTTATTCCATCTACTAAACTGGTAACGCACATCATCATCTTGATAGGCGTTAACACGTTTCAATAGAGTAGAGTTTGTAAAGGCACTAATACCCACGTTATATGTGAAACTTACTAGAGCGTCGAATTGGTTTTGGTTCACATCACGTGTAACAACTCTATCAACAGCCTTAACATATGACACTAAATCATCTTTTAACATTTGCTCGGCTTCTGCTTCTGTAATCGTCATACCTTGACGAACATCTGAACCGTAATGACCATAACCAATTGTCCAATATGTTTCAGTAGGAACAGCTTTATAAGCAGTTAAGCGCAACCCTTCAAAACTCTTAATAAAGTTAACACCATGTTGAGAGATATTCATTTCTTGTTGCCTCCTTTAAATATCTTAGTAGCAAAATCAATAAATAGATCAGTTTGCTTATCATCTTCGCTCATACGTAAATGAGACAAAATTGAATTAATTTCACTAGCAAGATACCCAACAAATAAAACATATAATGCACCAATTCCAATTGGAGAGGGTACAAGAACAGAAACAGGAACAAAGTATACAAGAATGATAAACATAACCATTTTTCGTGCAATTCCGTAAATAGCTTTACTACTTGAAAAGCTAACATTTTCATTAAATTTTGCATTTACCCATCCCATTAAAAAGTCAATTACATTGGCAATTAAAATGAGGGTAAGTAAATACAAAATCTTTTCATTGTCGCCAAGCGTCCATTGTGTTAACCAATCAATCATTTTCAATTCTCCTTATAGATGGCGCAAGCGTCCACGTTATGAAAACTGTTTTCATGTGTGGAACTTCACAATATTCATGTGGCCGCCTGCGCCAAGTGATTTAATATTTCCAGCCGTTTAACGTGTCGGCAAGCAACAAATGATACACGGCTTTTTTCTTTTTTTCGGCTTCGCCACCATCGCCACCGCCACCGCCACCACCAAAACTCATAGCCAAGTAGAGTTCGGGGTCTATCGTTCCTTCTTCAGTAAAGAACCCGTCTTGACTTGTAGCAATGGCAAAGTCAAGGTGAATACCTGTACTATTCCCACCGTTACCCATCATGCCTATCTGCTGTCCTTTTGTAACAGCGGTTCCTACTGGAATAGGAGATGGGGAATCCATGTGTAAATACTGTGAATAGTAAGGGTCGGCTGTATGCTTGATGCGGATGCCATATCCTGCATTAGTGACTTCACGATTTTCAACCACGATTCCATCTTGCGTGGCGTATAGTGGGTGAGTCGAACCGCCACCGCCAATATCAATGGCAGCATGAAATTTGTATTCGCCTGTTACGGGATTCGTGCGCCATCCATATGTGTCAGTTATCGGTAAGCCTGCTTCTGTAGGAAAAGCAGGAGGACTTCCGCCACCGCCAACATTCGAACCGTCTCCGCTTAATGTATCGTACCAGTGGCGTGCTTGTGTGGAACGAATAGGCTGATTCGAATTTGCAGGACGTTCATAGTTTTTTATGAACGCTTGCGCCAAGTACTCAGGACTTTCCGTGGAAACCTTGAACTGTTGAAAACTGATAGGGTATGAACTAGTTGTAATCCACTGAATACCATTTGCAATTTCATAATTGATTCGTGCAATCTGTGAGTCAATATGGTCATATTGTAAACCACTTGATTGTGCCCAATTTATATACTTGCTTGCTGGCGTCCATTGAACTAGTCCATAACCTGCACTCATATTTCCAGAGTCCATTGATTCCCAAAGACCAGGATTTATGGTTGATTCAGTTTGCATGTTTCCAAGAATACCTGCAACAGCTTCTTTACTCCAACCTGTTGCAAGCATGGCATTCATTATATATTGAGCATTTTGTGTTTGTTGCGCTGTATTTAGATAGGTATTACTTCCAACCCACTCAGCCATTAAGTTACTGCGATAGGGTAGGTAACTGTCCCAAATGTATAATATCCACTTGTTGCGCCACTACCTTGTACATAGACAGAACCGTCTGTGTCAATGTAACCCATGACATTATTATTTGCTCCACTAAAACTTGTAACAGTTAGCGGAACTTTATAGTAAGGAACGTGAGAAACTTTAGCTATCTTTTTCCATCCACCCGTGATAGGTAGAACCGCACTATCAATCGTAAACGTTCCTTCTAAGTATGCACGGTGTCCAATTGGTGTACGTTCTCTATACGTATAGATAGGGTCAAAGAATGAACCGTTACTTACACCTGTCATTAAGGTTGCGTTTACTTTTGCATCACGGGCAAAGTTTGCATTGGTTTTGTAATCAATCCAATCCGTAATGGTTTTGGTTGCATTACTCCAATAAATCCAACGTGTATAAATAAGTCCCGCACTTGAAACATAGGTTTGTAAAATGTCAACTCCATCATATGAAACGTCATTGTACAAGAAACCACGTCTACCAGTAGGGGTGTCTTTTGCTGTATTAACAGTCCAAGCACCTGTTTCAAAAATATCAGATAACAGTTGTTCGCTATCGTCAACGATTCCTTTTACTCCACCGTTTTCACGGTAGTAGCCACGAGAAATACGTCTTGTTAAGGCGTCTGTACCTTTTGCACTAATTTCATAGATTTCATTAATACGTTGTCGGAACTGTCCACGAACGTAACCGACTAGTAATATCTCACTATAATTTTCATCAAGTACAACCTGTAGCCCTTCGGGTTCACTATATCCATTGGAAGACTGCATCGAAACGAACTCTATTAGCGGTCTGCTATTGATTAAGTTTCCAGTAGCAATTTCATATTCCCAAATCTTATGTGGATACTGATTAATTTGACTAGATGAACCGTCAACACCAGTGAGAACAAAAATACTTTTTCGTCCTACTGCCATCCCTTGATATGGTCGTGCGCTTGCGTCCAATGCAATAACACGGGTAGGAGAGGGAAGACTTGACACATTTAAAATATTCTGCTCGTACACATTTACGAAAGAAGGGTCATTTGCATCCATTAAAGTGAATACTGTTTGTTCTTCATTAAATGATAGTTTCCAATCACGTCCACCAAATTGTGTCAACACTGTTGTTTGAGTAGCTAAATCATTAATGGTTTGACCATTTGTAAAAGCTGTTCGAACCGTCATATAATTTCCGTTTTGGGAAAGGTTCAGAATCATGTTTTTAGAATTGGTTAAATCAATATTGAATCCGTCACCGTGTCCGATGTTTTGGAAAAACATTTCTCCTAGTAACTGACCAGTAGTATTAAGTTTTGCTATAATCATAGTAGGTGTTGAAAAGCGTTTGTGTTGGTCTTCGTAAGAGACATATAAACACTGATTCTTTTTATCAAATACGCATGTTTGCATGATGTCAAAAATATCAAGGTAGGCGCCTAGTTTGACATTGTGCTTTAAACTTGCGTAATTGTATGAGTCACCGAAAAGCGTATGGATTAGATCGTTGAAATAACCACTTTCTAATAGTTCTTCAATTTTCTCTTCTGCTACTTCGTGCAACCCGTCACTCATTACCCAATTCATAACTTCATTCCATTGCTCCACTACTTCATTAACTAATTCGTCTGTTTCGTGTAAGTGATGGATTATCTTGTTTACTTTTTCAAGTAAAGACATTGATTCATCAAAAGCAGTAGGCAAGTATCTTTCATATCGTTGAACGAAAACACTTGCTAACATGTTAAATGATGAAAGGGTAGGTTTCGGCAATTTTTACACACTCCTTAAATTACTTAGTTGATATGGTTCATAGTCTGTTGGATATGAACCTTCTTCAATTTGAAAAGTTTGACTTACTAAATTTAATTCTGATTGAGTCATTACATAGTTCGTGTCAGGACTGTTAAACTGCCAGCGAATAAAGTAACAGTTTAAAGGTGTTGTAAATTTACATCGAACACCGTCAACAGTAATAGTTGGTCTTAATCCATTTCCTAAATAACCTTTAGTACGGTCAAAAGGATAAGGGGCTATTTGATTATAGTTTGTTGGTTTTGTAAAACAATAGGTTGTATTTGGTTTAACAGCAATGTAACCTTTTGCTCTCATAACATAGTTTAATGGAGAGTCTAAACCTGTTGCGCTTGCAATTGAACCCACTTCAAAAGCATTGTTTATTTTGTCGTAAACATTCTTTTTCGGGTACAAGGTTGCTACTGGGTTAACCATATCTTTAGTGTTATAAAAGATAACTCCCATATTCGATAAATCAGATGGGGAAATACTCGCTTCTGTTATTTTCTTAAAGGTGATAAACACACCGTTTACGTTTTGTGGTATCGTTATAAAATTCGGTGTAAAACCCCATCCATAAAGCTTATTTACATATACATCATTGTTGTAATAAAACATTTCTGTAAGATACCCAACGTTATGAGTAATTTTATACGTATTCCCCGAAATAACAGGTATTTTTGTTTTCTGTTTGATTCGATTAGTAGATGGAATAAAAGTACCGTCAACAGCGTTCACGCTACCGTTTTCCCAATCACTTGAAATGGGTATTAAATTTGTTTTAGGTTGTTTATCCGCAACAGGTGGAACACTCGCATTCGGGTTCACCAGTGTATAAGGTTCAAATTCTGTTTTAGAACCTACTTCTAATTGTAAGTTTTCAACCGTATACGTTCCTGTTAGTGAATGTGTTAATCGTAATGTAATAAAACCTTTATACGTGTCATCAGGTGTAAAAGTATACGTGTCGGGTTTTCCTGCATTTCCGTCTTGAATTAACACCATATTAACGTCATGATTTCCTACTTTACGTTTATAGAAACGATATAAACAGTTCATACTTTTAAATGAGAATGTATATGTTTTACCAATTTCAACAGGTATCCAAATTAGTCTACCTTGTGCGTTTGTAATAGTGAATGACATTTTATGAGGGTTAACAGGGTCAACACTCATTGTTCCGCCACCGCTATTATAGTCAACAAACCAATCAGTACTTAAAAAGTCTTTGATTAAATTCTTTTTAACAACCTTACTCGCTAACAACATTTTCTGTTTCCTCTACTGGAGAAATCCCTTCACTCATTGTTTCAACGTCATATTGTAAAAGCGCTGAATAGGTATCTCCATTAATACCTTTTTTCCAATCAATACGATTGTATGTACAGATAACATACGTGTCAGTGGGTTCGGACATTTCACGTGTTGGAACAAAGTCCTCAATGATTGTTTTGCAAGCTTCGATAATTTCTACACATTCCTCATGTGATAATGTCATAACACCATTCACAAATGGAGGGGCATAGTAATCAGTTGAATTGTAAGCCATTGTTTTTTAACCTCCTTATGATTTTAGATAGTTGTTAACATTCATTGTATGTGAAGTTGCTGTGTCTTCATTTTTTACAGATATTTTGTAGTAAGGGGCTTTCACGTCAATGATTCCACTTCTTTGTTGTAACGCACCCGATGGAATAACTGTTTCAACACCGTGTCTTCCGTTTTGGTCAAATGACCAAATAACTTGAACAATAGTAGAAGTAATAGCGTCATTCGCTACGTTAACTGCAATTTTATCTGCTTTTGAACAATCAGCCCAACCACTATATTCACTCCAAGTAGAAGGAGGAATTAATACATTGTTATGTGTTTGAAAAGGTGTGTTCAATCGACTCTGAATTTGAATAGGTAACTGTACGTCTGTTGAATCAATTTTTACTTTTAATACTCCCGTTGTCGGGTCTGCTCCAAGTGCTAATTTAACAATTGCAGGATTATCACTTGTAAACTGTTCTTTTCCATTACTCCCGTAAATTGTCGGGCCACTCATAAAATCACTCCTTAATATACAAGCATGAATAATTCATTCATCTCATTAAATATTTGTTTCTCAATTCGTAGTAACGATTCACGATATTCTTTGACTAACTGCGGATAAGATACCACACCGAACTTACCAGTTTTCGTATTGATATAGTCCTCAATATTATTGATAGCACTATTCAATTTTTCATTTCCGACTGTATCAACATTGGTATCTTTTGTTCCATCGTTTGTATGGCTGCCATTGATATTCTCTGATGAATCTTTGTCAGAAGTGACCGTGTCTTTTTCAGTAGAGTGAGTAGTTGTATCGTTATCTACTTTTGAATCAGAAGATCCCGTAGTTTTATCATTAGTCGTTTCGTCTGTCTCATTATGAGTTGACGTGTGGTTTGTTTGATTTCCTTTGTTCGTTCCTTCTTTAATTTCGCTCGCATATTCAATGATTCCAGAACCGTCATTTGTTGTAATGGTTAATCGGCTGTCAGGTGTATCAGATGTTAAATCACGATTGAAATTAGTTGAATCTGTGTCAGAATCACTTGTACCATTTGAAGTTTGATTTCCAGTATGGTCAGTTTCACTTGTACTATCAACATGCTCAGTTACATCATTTTGAACAGTAGAATCAAACGTTTTATTGGTTGTGCTGTCAAAATCCTCATGACCTGTTTTTGTTTGAGTCGTTGTTCCTTCATCATGTGTAATATCTTTAGAAGTGACATTTCCCGTTTTATCTGTTGTATCGTTTTGGGTTCTGTCATTTTTACGGTTATAAACTTCTTTATTGTTTACATTCGTCAAGACATCAT